CCATTCATATATTTAATATATAATTCAAAATCAATTTCTTTTAATAATGAAAGTTCGTCATCTTTCATTTTAATACCAGAACCTAATTTTTTATATATATTACGTGTTGATGTTAAATATAGTAACATTTTTTTCATCACACCAGTAATATCAAAAAATGGAAAAACATTATCTGTCAATTGAATCATTGGGTATAGGGAACTATAGTCAATTTTTATTATTCGTTCAGTATATCCTGTTTTATAACATCTAGCCAAACCACCACTAAATCTTTCATTTTCATCACATATCGGTATTGCCAAACCATTTTCATAACTCCATGCCGTTAACAATAAATTCCAAATTGAAGCAGTACCCATTGTACAAATACGTAAAAAGGTAGTTGGAACTATTTTTGCAAGCATAAAAGAGGTTTGATTATATAATTCATCCACTTGTTCCGTTTCCCATAAATCATCTAATAAATATTGTTTTACTATTCTCTTACCATTAATAAAATTAAACATTTTATTTTTTTTAGTAAAATTTCTATACCAATCAACAAAATTTTTATTATTATCTAAACACCTCTTTTTTCTTTCTTTGTATTCTTCATCAGATATCTTACTTTTTTCTATTTGTAATTTAAGCAACAATTCACCAATTTTTTGATATTCATTGGGTAATTCATAATATTCATTACTTTCATTAATTAAAAATATTTTATTTTCATTATAATACTTACCAATCATATTATCTTCACCCTTAATATATGTTCTATTTGGTTTTGAAATGTTTTCAAAATTAGCAACATATTTCAATCCAGTTGCTCTTAAATCACTATTTACCGCAGCAGTACGTTTTGCTGCATGTAAGGTATCAATTATTGAATAACCCCACATATCAGTTGATGTATATTTTTCAGTAGAACCACCAATTTTTACCGTACTATTTCCTTTTCTTTTTATTGAAATTGATTGATTTAAACTTGTGGGTATTTTTGATAAATCCATATTCAAAATTTTAGCCCTACCTAAAATAAAATCAAAATCAAACATTTCAGAGTTATAACCAACAATAATTGCGGGTTTTAAATAATTAATTAAATTAAAAAAATCTTGAATTATTTGTATTTCTGATAAATCATCATCATTTTCTTTAACACTTAGTATTGTTTCAAAACCCATATTATCCCTAATACCAATTGCAAAAATTCTTGATGTTTGATACCTTAATCCCGTAGTTTCAATATCGAATGTTAACTTATGTATTCTTTTATATTCTTCAATACCCTTATATAATCTACTTTGAGTAGAAATAAAAAATTGTTCAGTTGTTCTTACACCATAAAACATATCTCTATGTGAATATATATAATCGCCATTACTGTCTCTAACAAAATTACCATCATCATCTACCAATTTTTCATATGGATTTATACCACCATCTTTTAAATAATTAATAATATCGTTATAAGAACGATTACTTGTTATCATATAACAATATCCATCAACCAATCTTTTTTGATTACCTGTTTCTAGTTTTTTTATTTTTATACCGTATTTAATTCGTTTGCTTTCAACCAATTCATCTGATTTACCCATATATAATTTTATGTTATTTTTAGATAAATCTTTCATATATAAAAATGGTTCATATTGGATTTTTTCAATACGTGGTTCTTGATTTGGTTCATGTATTATACATTCAGCATAATTTGTTCTAGGGTCTGTTTCAACATTAACAATATATTTTAAATCATTATTATAACCCTCAAGAAAACTCTTAATTTCACTTAATACTTTACTTTTATCCATTTTTTTTCTTTTTATAGGTAAGACGTTTTGTTTTTTTATTAAATTTAATAACTACATTATCAACTAAACACTGATTTTTATCAATCAAATCATAAACATTTTCAGGAAAAATACCAGACAACCATAATGCACTAATAAAATTTTTTGGAATTACTTTAATATAAACATTATCCCCCTTTATATCAAAATCCAAAAATACAATATTTTCCCCAACTCCTTTGTTTTTTTGTAAAATTTGAACAAAAGTCGCATGAGTTTTTGTTAAAACATCCTTATTCGATAAATCAATATTATTAAAAATTAAATACAATAAATAATTTTCAATAAAATTATTACTAACTTGAAATTTACTTCCCATATTTACTTTTTATTTTCTCAATAACATCACTCAACACCGATTCTTCAACATTTGATGTATATTTTTCATTATCCAACACTTTTATAATTTCTTCACGTTTAGTTTCAATTTTTGAATAAACATAATCATCTATTGTATCTAAAAATATTAATGGATATATATTTACAACATCCTTTTGACCAATTCTATGACATCTATCTGCTGCTTGGTCATATTCACCAACACTATATGGTAAAGTCATAATAAATAACTTACTTGCTGCTGTTAATGTCAATCCATAATTACTTGTTTGAATCGTACCTAAAAAGATTTTCATTTGATTATTTGGGTCTTGAAATGAATTAACAACATCTGAACGTTCTTCAATACTTTGATTACCTGTATGTAAACCCGCCAAATTTCCAAAATATTTTTTTAATTCATATAGTGATTCTTTAAAATAATCCATAATAATCACCTTTTCACCAGTTTCTATAATATTTTCAACCAATTCTATAATATGTTTTATTTTAACTTCCGATAAATATTGTCTTAATCGAAGCATTATAGTTAATGGATTATAACTTGGTTTATCAATAAAATCGTTAACAACATCCTGTTCAATTTTATTATAGGTTGATAATTCATCATTTGTTAATTCTAATACAATTCTTTGATATATTTTATCAGGTAAATCATTCAATACTTCAAATTTTCTTTTTCTATGAGTATATGGTGCTATTTTATAGTAAAGTTCTTCAAATTTTTGTTCCATTGTATTTTGAACATAACCCCAACCATTTTCAAAATCATATGTCATACCACAATAATATTCATAAAAATATTTTTTTGTTGGAAAATCAATTGATGATATTTGATTTAAAACAGTATATAATTCATATGCTCTATTTGGTGCTGGTGTTCCACTTAAAAATAATTTACTAACTTTTTTATTTTTAAAAATGCCTTCTTTGAAAATTCTTTTAAAATTTTTATAAATATTTGTTTTTGTGTTCTTTAATTTTTGTGATTCATCACAAATTAAAACATCTATATTATTAATATTTAATTTATTCCATTTTAAATCAAATTTAGTTTTATTAGATGGATTAAAAAAATCATAGTTTATTATAATATATTTTGCTTCATTAATATCACAATCATTTTTTTTATAATTAACTACAAAAGCATTACTTTTTGTGAATTTCTTTACTTCATTAAGATAATTAAATTTTAATGAATTGGGTGTTATAACAACAACCCTTTCAAATTTATTCATTTCAACATAAAGAATACTAGATAACGTATTATGTGTTAAAATACAATGATTAGTTGCATATAGATGATTATCACAATCAACAGATATACATTGTGATTCTTTTTTACCAATATATTTAACATCAACAATTAAACGATATGGTTGTATAATAAATTTATATTTATTTTTTATTTTTTTTGGCATAAAATCAAATGGTAGTGTAATTCTAATTAATTTATCATCAACTATTTTACCAATACCACCCAAACTTTCAACCACAAATTGAACATCTTTAATTAACAATGTAGATTCTGATTCAAAAATAATTTCATTTCTAATATGAATATATTCACAATTTTCCAACAAACCATTTAATAGTTCAAACCTATCATCAATATTTGAATACATATAATCATTTGGAATAAAACTGTTTTTAGAATTAATTTTATGTAATTCATAAAATTTTAATGATGCTTCAATTTGACCATCAGATATTTTTAAAAACTTTTGATTAAAATCACCACAATACAATAGCAAACCTAAATTATATGGCTTAATTAAAAGATTTCTTTTTTCAAATGATATTGGTTTTATCATTGGAATTTCCCAACAATAAAAATTATTATTATCCACAATACCAAAATTTATAATATCTTCTAATGTTTTAACAACATATTTACTATTGTTAATATTTTTTACTTTCCAATAATGTTCAAGACATGATTTAGCAATTGTTCCATCACTAAATTCAATTTCGTAAATATCTTTTAAACCTTGTGGATAAACACCAGTTACTTTTTTTGGTAATCCATCGTAACCAATAACATAATCACCAACATTAACATCGCCCATTCTAATCCAACCATTTGGTGTTAATAATAATGAATCTAAATCTTGGGCTTTACCCAATCCCATTTCATGTGAAATTAAAGCATTACGTGTAGAATTTATAAATAATGCTGCAACTATTTGATGTGGATATAATTTAACATTTTCATTTAAATAACTATGACATTCATCCCAATACTTTTCATAATTATTTTCTAATTCTTTTTTATATTCAATCCATTTTTCCTTCTTTTTATTTAATAAAATAATTTCTTCACGTTTTTTATTTTCAAGTAATTTTATTTTATTTACTTGTTCCTTAAAAACATTTCGTGAATTTTCATCACCGAAATCAAAAAAAATTTTATCAGAATTTTTATATGATTTAATTAATTTAAATAACGATTGGGTAGTTATTTCCCATTTTTTTAAACCACCATTCCACTTACGTGTTTCTTCTGGTAATTTTTTTATTCTACCAACAATTTGTTCATTATATGGAAAATCTATATAATAGGCTTGTCGTCTACCAATTCTTTCACAAGTAACAACAAATAAAAATTTAGATTGCATAACCCAATTTTATAAAATTAATTAGATTAGCAAAAATAAACATTGTTTTTTAAAAAAACAATTATTCTACTGTTGTTTTTGTTAAACTATCAAAAATTACAATTGAAATATTACCATTTGTTGGTATTGTTATCTTACCACAACCAACATCGTTATCCAAAAAATCTAATTTAAATTCACCAAAAAATCTACCAATTTTTGAAGTTTCAAACTCTTTAAATCTATATGTTAATGTGTATTTTTCTTCATCAGGATAATTCATTCTATCATCATTAATAACAAGATTTGCTGATACATTTGCAATATGAAAAATACCATAACTATCTATCATTGAAAATGTAACACCAACATTATCCAACATATCTTCTGTAATATCATACTGTTCTCTAAAATGCTGTGTTAAAGGATACTTTAATTCTGGTAATGTACTATCCTTTTTTATATAAAAAGTTTTTAATGTGAATGTACTATAATCCATTATATTTCATTTTCTTTACTTAATTCATCCAATAATTTTTTTCTATCAGCACCAATTGATTTTGTTCTTCTTTTTAATGTTGCACCAATTCCATCACCAATTAAACCTAAAGAAACCGCATCAAAATATCCAAATTCATGCCCACTTACTTCATTATAAAATCTAAAAAGAATATATGTAGATAAAAATGTACTTAAATACCTTTTCCAATTATCATAAAACCAAAATTTCCAATTCCATTTTTTTGGTGTATTCTTACTATGAATATCACGACCTGTAGTTTCAACTAAACTATAAAGAAAATATCCGACAAGAAAAAACCAACCATAACCAAAAAGTTGAATCCACGTATAATCACCAAACAAAACTCTTATTAATTCTTTCATTATTTTATTTATTTATTAAATATTATTTTTTAACCAATACACCTACCGCTTATTAATACTTTATATTCCAAACCATCTTCAGGTGGTTCACCAAATTGTAAACAAACAGTATTTGATGTTGGTCTACTTATATCTACAAAAACTGTATTATATGGACTTACATTACGAACAACCTCAACCGAAACAAAATTATTATTTTTATTATGTGTAATAGTAAAACCTGTTGTTGTACTATCACCAGTTATTGTATATTCATTTAACAATGCTTTACCGTATTCATCAGATAATAATTGTAAATTAGTTCCTGTATATGGTAATATTGGTATTACATCAACATCAGAAGCATTTACTTCAACTAACCCATTTGAACTAATAATAATATAATTATCTGTTGTTGTTAATGTAATATTAGTACCACCACTTAATGTTTTTAAATTTAACGTATTATTTGTTAATCCAGTGTATATAATACCATTACCAACACCCAAATTGGTTGCACCTGTTATTACACCATCAACAAAACCCGCTTCATTTATAAAAATTGCTTTTGTCATATTTTAATATATTATACTATAATTTTTATATCTTTTACTAGCATTAGTTGAACTTATTCCAGCATTTTTTATCCAATATATTTTTTGTTTAGAATCCCAAGGTACATTAGTACCATTACCATCATAATCCAAACCATTTGCTAAATTATTTACTTCAAATTCTGTTAAATTCCAAAAATAATTTTCAGAAGTACCAGAAAATTGTATATATGAACCTAAATTACCTAATGTTTCTGTATCACCAGTAACACTATCACCTATATTTTTTATTCTAAATTCTATTTTTCCATTATAATTAAAGAATTTTCTATTTTCAAAAATATAATCTATAAATTCGTTTGAACCATATAAATTGGGACAATTTTCAACATTGAAATAATAAATACCATTAAATAATGTAACACCAGATAAATTACCAATAATATCTGTATTATTTAAACCAACATAAGTAGCCATATTACTAAAATTAAAATCAATTTCAATTATACTAGAAATATTACAATTATTTGCTTCTAAATAATTGATATTGTTATGTTTTAATCTTCCACTTAAATTAGTATTACTAATATATAATTGATTAATATTATTCACACTCCAATTAGACGTGTCACCAGATAATTTTGGACAACCAAAAATATATAAAGTATATAATCTAGTGCTACCTGTTAACCAATTTGTTAAATCACCATATAAATTTGAACAATTATTTCCATAAAAATAACTAACTTTTGATATATCCAATTCAGATAAATCACAATTCATATTATTATTTGAATTAATATATATAAAATTCATATTATTATCAATAATAAAATTAGAAAAACTTCCAGTAATACCACTAATGTTAGATAAATTTAATGTGATTAATTTATTTGTATGAAATTCTTTTGATGTTAAATCAATAAAAATATCAGTATTATTTAATACTAAATTAGTAAGATTATCTGGTATATCCATATCAATAATATCACCATATACACTAGTATTATTTAAATCTAACGTATTTATTTTATCATTTAATACTAAATTAATAACATTACCCATAATATTTTTATTACCACCAAAATTTAAATTAGTTAATCCACTTGGTAAAATAAATTCTTCAATATTACCATACATTTGATTATTACTAAAATTAATACTTGTTAATGTATTGGGAAATACAATACCATTAATATCGTAATTAATTTTCGTTTTATATATATTAAATGTAATTAAATCATCGGGTATTACTAAACCATCAATTGAGATTAATTTATTACAGTTATTTATATTTATTGTTTTTACATTCATCAAGGTGTTTGTAATTCCAGTTAGATTACCACAATATTGAATGTAAATATTATTACCACTTATTGATATATTTGTAATATCAATTAAATTATTACAACTATAAATAGTTGTTGAAAAACCAGTTATTGATGTGTTTGTAATTCCAGTTAAACTATTACAAATTTTAATATTTATTTGATTATTGGAATTAACCATACCAACATTAATATTTTTTGGTATTTCAGTTATACCAAGATAATATAAACTAAAATTATTTATTGTTGAAGGTAATTTCCAATTCGATAAATCTCCAACAATATTTTGATTTGTTGCTAAATAAAAATCAGTAATTTTTGTATTTTCAATATCCCAATTCGTAATATCACCAGTTAAATATCTTGAATATAAAGTTAAATTTGTTAAACCAGTATTAAATTCCCAATTAGTTATACTACCAATAAAATTATCATTAGTATCAACATTCATAGATATATATTCCAAATTTTTCATATTTAATGTTGAAGAATTACCACTAAATTTTGGTAAATTACTTATATGCAAATAATTAAAATTTAGATTATTTTCTAATAAATCATTAATACTACCTTTTAACGATGGTAAATATAATAATTCAATTTTTATTAAATTCTTAAAATCAATATTCGTAAAATTACCATTAAAATTACAATATCTTAAATATATTGTTTCAATATTATTAAGATTACCAATTGTATTAATATTACCACTTAAACTATTATCGTTAATATAAAAATTTATTAAATTTGAAGGAAAAAAAGAATTTGATATGTTTTGATTGAAAATTCCATTATTAATACTAAAACTACTTAAATTAGGAAATTGATTCATTAATTTAATAAGATTACCACGACAAGTTCGATTAAAACTAAATTTATGAACATTTTCCAAAGAACCTCTAAAATAAAAACTTTTATATAACGTATTATTTGGGGTAGTAAAATTTAAATTATTACCACTTTCTGATTTACCAACTAATGTTTTTTTATCAACACCATTCGATGTTTTATAATAAACAATAATTGGATTATCGCTTGTTACATCAGAATAATTTAATGTTAAAAATGTTGTAGTTTTATAATTATGTTCTAAATACGATTCCAATGCCTGTGATTTGAAAAGACATTCCCCATTTTTTAATATGTTATTTCCACTTCTTATCATAAATAATTAAAAAATAAACGCATTAACAAGTAAATGACCACATAATTCATTAGCATGTGTTGAACCAGAAACAACTCTTAAATATACGTCACTATTTAATGCTAAATTAGGCTCTTGGGGTACTGGTAAACTATAAACTTCATACTGACAAATATTTGAAATACCATAACCATTTATTAAATTATTATATACACCCCCACCACTTCCAACATTAATAGTTAATGTTGTTGGATTTGCTTGTTGCAACATGATTAATTTTAAATCATTAATAATTGCTCTTTTACCACTTGGTACTGTTAAAATTTTAGTATTTCCAACGTTTTTTAAATTAATATTTTCAATTAATATATTATTTGGTATAGAAATACAAGTATCCAAATCATTTACCATAATTGTTTGTGATTCGTATGAAAATTTTTGACCAATATGACACAATGCTTCTTCAGAGGAAACCCATTCATCAATTACAGGTATTTCACAAACTTTATTTTCATAACTACCAATCCAAGTTTTATCGTATGTTAATGGTTTATCATAATACTCTTTTGTCCAATAATTGCCACTTTCACAATATCTTAAATAAACATCTTCTAAACTTAAATTAACATTTATTGGATTGCCCAAACTATCACAAAAATTTGTAAATGTGTATTCAAGATTATTATTGTCTTCAGGTCTTGGTTTAACCCATTGATTTTGTTTTAAATTTGATGGTTTTGATGATGTTTTTGTTACCAATCCTAAAAAACCACCACCTGTTGTAATTCCCGTATTAATCCATTTATTACCATCATATACCAATAATTCATCTTTAGCAGGTGAATTAATACTAACATCAGTTAATTCGCTTAAATTTGTTGTTATTGTTAAACCAGAATTAACCCAATTAGAACCATTATACATTAATAAATTTCCAATACTCGGTGTTGTTATACTAACATCAGAAATATTATTTAAATCAATGCTATCAACTGATACAATACCATCACCATCAATAGAAATACCATCACCAATTCTAATTGCACCCAATGTAATATCACTAGCCATTGGTAAATCACTAGGTGTTATTGTTGTAGAAGCATTTTGATATGTTATATTAGCCCATTGGACTTCCAATTCAATATTATTCCAATCAGATGAACTTATATAAATTGTTTTATTAAGTGATTTAGATAACCTCATGTTAATGGTTACTGAAACATCATCATTAGGTAAAATTTTAATTGTTGTATATGGTGTAATTTCATCACCTGTTGGTGTTGTACCCAAATTAACATATGCAATTTCACTACCTAAATTCGTAATATATACCATCCCTAATGTTTGTCCAGATTCTAAAATACCAATACTTTGATTTGATGTAATACCAGTAATGGTATATAAATTAGGTAATGTGGTATCACTAACATAACTATCGTCAAGATAAAAACGACCAGCACCATCTACTAAAATGCCCCCATCATTTCTTACAAAACTACTAGATTTAAATTTATGTGTGTGTGTTGTTCCAGTAACTAAATTTATAGTAGTATTATCAATATCACTTGGTGTACCTAAACAAACATTTTGATTATTATATTTAATTAAACCATTCGTAAATCCAGTTACAAAACCTTCACCCCAAAAACCATTACCATTATCATCTGATGTAAACACCTTACCCATTCCATGATTATCTAAAATAGATATTGTTCCACCACTTTTAATTATTAAATTTCCAAATATGTTTGTACATCCCGACAAATTTAATGTTTCGGTTGTTAATTGTTCAAACTTACATTCATTTAAATTTAGTTTAGTATCTAACGCCATAGTTTGTTCAATAAATTAAATTTTATTTTCAAATAATAATATATTATTCACCATTAATTATAAATACTTTAAAAAATAACACACAATCATCAAAAAGAAATAAAAAAAACCCATCGAAATCGATAGGTTTAAGAATAATAAATTGAATTATTGATTATTTTTGTTTATTTACTGCTTCAATGATTTCATCAACATTGAATAAGTTTACTGTATCATATGGAAACTGTTGAACTTGACCAGATATATCAAATTGGTCTAAATAACTAAATTTATTTATTTCTCTAACATAATTAGCATTTGGTTTAATGTTAATGTGTTCAGGATATCCAAAAACTTCTGGTTTATTTCCAATCCAAACAACTGTTGATTGTAAATCGAGTGCTGCTGCAACGTGTTGACTAAAACTATCAATAAATAATCTCTTTGTTGAAAGAGGAAATACTGCATATAGTTCCCTGTATGGTAATGTCAGTGGTTCAACACCTTGCAAATTTGGTTGTTCTGGTGATTTTATGTGCAAAATACGATATGATTTACTGAAATAATTCACAAGTTTTTGTGCTATTTCAATCGGCATATCCCTAAACCAAGATTTTTTTGAATACTGACTATTCGGAGCACCACCATGTGTTTGTAATAACATTATTGGTCTATCATCTGGTTTTATTTTATCTCTTGCAATTTCAAGTTCACGTGGGTTTAAATAAATTTTTGGTTTATAACCATCCCAAGGAATATTATACATATCACACCATGATTGTGTCAAATGCTTTCTTTGCATTATATGGTCTTCACTGTGATAAACTTCGTGTCTGAATATCTTTGTATCCTCTTTGATATAATCATCATAAAAGTATTGCATTTGTCCAAATGTATAGAATCTCCATACATCAGGATTGTAAAAGAACGGACCGTCCCATGCTGTTACAACAATTAATTTATAATCAGGATATGCTTTTTTTATTGCACGACATACTGCTGTTGCGCAAACCTGCTTACCATGCCCCCCCTCTGTATGAAATATAACAAATTTATCATCTGGTTTAATTGAACCATCATTCTTCATAATAAGTCTTTTTATTTTAAAATTATAATTTTTTACATTTTTTTATAAATACGAAAATAATCCTGAAAAGTCAAAAATACAAGCAAAAAAAAATGAGAAACTTTCGAATCCCATTTTTTTCTTGTCTATATTTTCGCTATTAATTAACAAATGAGAATACAAACCATGAACCTAATTCATTGTTATATACCAGTTCAAGAGCACCACCATCAGTATTAAGTGTTGCATTATTTTCTGCATTATCTATTAAATTACCATTAGGAGCAATAGTAATTGGGAAGTTAACTGCATTATTTCCGCCGTCTTTAATTCTAAATACCTGACCATCTATTGGTGTTGCAGGTAATGTAACAGTGATTGAAGCAGATGGAGAATTTACAATTTGTACGTAGGTACTTTCCGTTGTTAAATCAGTGCTGGTTGTAATAACAGTCATTGCATAGATGTTGTTCTTATCACCTAATGAACTACCTGCAACTGTTTTAAGTTCACCAGTGCTTGAATCTCTAACAATAACTTGGTCACTTGTTGAACCCGATGTTATTGGAGCACAAATGAATACTTGACTATTATAATATGAAGCATCACCCAAAATAATTGCAGTATCTGACAAGAATGAAATACCTGCTGAATCTAAATAAATTTCATTATTACCTGTACCATAATAACCAAGTTGAATATAGTTAATATCTACATCAATTTCTGAATTACCATCATTAACAATCATTTTAGCACGATTTGGTTCTACCACTAACTCAGATGTTGTTACTGCATTGCAATCATAATAACGTAATGCAGAATTACCATCATGAAGATATAAATCTGACCAGAATGTAGTGCCATTGGTATACATATTAATCGATTCATTACCTGAAGTACGTATTATTTGGATGTTGGTATTAACTGTTGTTGCATCACCAAAAGCAAAACATGCATCTGAAGGTATACATATCCAAGTATCACCAGTTAATGTACCACCCAAAGCAATTGTATTATCAACTTTTGTTAAACCATTACATGCATAAATTAATGATGTTCCTGATACTACAGCACCATCAACATATGCTTTATCAACCAATGAACGGTCTGTAAAGTTTATACTATAATCTTCAGCATATTCAAGACCTTTACTGTTAACAGTATCGGTAAAGATATTACCACCAGATTGTTGTAAGCATAGTTTAACACCAGTTGTATTAACTAAAATACTATCTGCATTACCATCAATTAAAATATTTGTAGTGCTACCTAATCCAACATTAACACAAGTTGATTCAATAGTTATTAAATTAGTTGGATAGTCTAAGTCAATATATTGTGTTGAACCAACACAATCAGTTGTTATATTAATTGATTCGGAACTGCTTTCACCACACACATCAACCATTACATTTTCTACTGCTACTTTTGCGTTTCCTAATGCTGTTGAATGTATTGAAGTAATTGAACCGTTACCGAATGAAACTCCTGCACCTGCTGATGTAGCATAGATTGCACCACAACATGCCATAGGGGGAGTTTTGGGTGCTGCTGCAAACATTTGTTTATTACTTCCACAAACATAAACAATATACTTAGGTAATGATGCAAGCATTTGTTCTCTAATAACATTACTTCCACAAGCAACATCTATTTGATAACAACTCTTTGTTAAATTTAATGACCCAATATCAATACTATCACTTACAAAACCATTAATAGTTGTTGAATCAAAACAAAACTCTCCGTATGTAGTACCCGTAGCATTTCTCATACAAATAAACGAACCACAATCATCCACATATAAATGTCCACAAACACCATTAATATCACCTAACTGAACATAAGTTGTTGCAATATCAGCACCAAAATTACCAGCACCATCAGTAACCAATAAATTACCATTATTGATATCAATTGTAGTATTACCAGTTAATGTACCGCCTAATATAATAGTACCACCACTAACACTTAAACCATTATCTGCATTAACTTTAATATTATCAACATATTCTTTATCAACCAAAGAACGACTTGTATACGTATCATGATAACAATCACCATATTCAATACCAGTACCATTTATTGATGTAAATATTGTGCTAGAATTGTTTATTACTAAACAATCACTATTCTCTAATAAAAAACACATATAATCTTCTGATAATTTAATACTTGAATTACAAGCATTTAATTCAATTAAATTATCAGAACCACAAATAGTTAAATTACTATCACAATTAGATAAACAAACAATATCATTATTACCATTTAAAATTAAATTTTGATTACAATTATTATAAACACTAAAATAATTTAAAGAATTACATAATTCCATAACAACATCACATGCATATATTAACATAGCACCACTACAATTACCATGAACACCAACATTAATACCAGCAGCAACATCAAAACTACCACTACCTAACATAACAGCAGTTTCCCCAGAATCAGTTCCCAATTCAGCATAACCATCTTGAATTGTTACACAACTATTACTATTGCAAATAGTAAATTCATAACTATCAACATCAATTTCAGTATTTCCTGTTAATGTACCACCCAATACAACAACATTACCTTCTTTTGTTAAACCATTACATGCTGTTTGAATTCCTGATGTTGATGTTAATCCTGTTACAAACCCAGCATCAACCAAACTTCTTGCCACAAAAGTAGCACTATAATCATCAGCATATTGAATACCACGTTTATTTGTTATTGCAGTATCTTGATAAGTCAAACCACAAACATCATTACCACAAATTACTGTTGATGTTATTAATTGACCACCCAAACAAACAATACCATTATTATCAGTTAATCCATTTGTACTTCCACTTAAAACACCACCCAATACATTATTTATTGCTGAAGTTTCAACAATTAAATCATAAGAATCATCAAATTTAACAGGAACACCAGTAGTGCCACCTGTTGGTACATCTACATTAATAACACCGTTTTTCCAACATAATCCAGAACCTGCAATACTGCTGTTTATTGTCAATTCTGAACTACTAAAACACAAACCCGAATTATCTGCTAAGTCAACACTAATTGTTTTTACTGCACCAACTGTTGATATATCAATACCATTACCACTTGAAACATCAATTAGTTGTGAAAATTTAGTAAAAATTAATTCATCTACATCTATAGTAATTGGGTCTTTAGATGTCAATATCCACAATGTATTTGCATTAGTATTTCCTGTTATTACTGGTATTAATGCACCTTGCGTAACTTCGCCACTTGGAGTACCATCAAAATCGTTTGCACGATACCAATTACCATCATTAACAATATAAATACCATTTTCCGTTTTATCATCTTGGTCTTTTACTAAAATTCTATCACCACCAGTTAAACTAATACCATCAATAGTTTTAATATCAATCAATTCATCAATATTTGCTGTTGTTGCAACAAGAACTGCCGATTTTGGGTCAATACCGTAAACAATATTATCAACATAGCGTTTAGTAATTAATGAATTATCAACAAAAGTATCTGAATAGTCAGAAGAATATCTTAAACCCATTCCATCTGAAGTAGTAATAGTACCACCCGATATTGATATTTGTAAATTTTTATCGCTATTAATACCAATATTTTCACTACTATTTATTGTTAATAAACCTAATTTACTTCCAGCAGAACCTAAACTTAAATTATTTCCATCACCACAAATAGTAGTACTAGAAGAAAGAACACCACCCAATCCAACATTTTGATTTCCACAATCAACAATACCATTTGTTCCACCAGTAATTCCACCAAATGCTGCTAAAGATGTTTGACAAACTTCACCAGAACCACCTAAACAAAGTAATCCACCACTTCCAGGAATATTTGCAGTTAAATACAATCCACTTCCACCAATTTCAACACCACTTGTTACACCACTAAATTTTATTGTATTACTATTAACACCAAAACCATAAGAACCCGAAATTGTTGTGTTTTTAGTTAAACTACCACCTAATTCAATATTATGTGAATCAATTTTTGTTATTCCATTGGAAGCACCTGTTACTGCAACATTTGTTATACTTTCAATATCAGTTAATCTATTATCGGTATCTCCTGTATATTTATTAATTTCTGTTTTATTATAAAAACAACTATTTAAACAAGTTAAAACACCACTAGTTATACCTGTAACATAACCAACATGGGGTACGGATAGACAATTATAATCTTGTGTTTGGTCTGTTAAATATACTAAAGAACCCGTACTATTAATTTGATTACATCCACATAATGTTAAAGTTCCTTTTTGGTCAACTTTAGAATCATTTATTAAAATTTTTGTACCAACTGCCATAATATTCTTACTTTTAAAACATTTATTAAATAGTTTATTTTTTTACTATTTTAACATTTTATTATTTTAATTATAAAAAGCCACAACACTCCAAAAAATACCATTATATCTTAAAGTTATTGAACCATAATCACTATTAATACATGCCAAATCATCTGAATCACTACTAATGTAATTACCATTACCATTAATAATAATTGGATATTTTAATGCACATCCTTCAATATCTGTAATCGTAACACATTGACCCAATTTTGGTTTATCTAATAAATAAACATATGCTTCATTACTAATACTATATCCAGTAACAGCAATCAAATCATCATCTTCTTCCGCATAAAAAGGATATAATGGTTCAGCATATCTAACATTAATACCATCTAATTTATTATCAACATATTCTTTGTCAACTAAAGAACGATTTGTATAATTATCATGATAACAACTATCATATATAATACCAGAACAACTACAAACACAAATCTTACCATTAAGACCACTATATGAACAGGTACTTAATATAATATCACCATTTTCAACACAATTTATTATTTTATTTGTATTTTTATCAATAATAATTTGAGCAGAATTTAAATCATTGTTTGTTTTTAATATAATTTCATTAACATTAATATTTGTACAAACATAAGACGAACTTCCACTGCTAATTGTAGTTAAAACACTTCCAGTTGTTCCTGTTAATATTAAATTAAATTGATTTATGTTTAATGTTGTTTCTGTTATTAAATTCCCACCTAAACTAACAATATTGTTATTATCAGTTAAACCATTTGTACTTCCTGTAAGACCAATAATCGTTCCACCACTACCACTTGTAATAAATTTTTTCCAACCATCGTGATTATCAATGTTATCAATATCAACCAACACATAATAATCATTTTCACTTATAACATACACAATTGTTGCATGTTCTTTCATTTGACCAGATGCTGTTGGTTCATCGATTTTTAATGACAAATCATATAACTCGGTTAAATTATTAACCTTTGTTCTAAATCCACCTTTTACAAAGTCACTATCAACAACTGCTAAGTTAGGATTATTATGTTCTACAATATCGCTTCTTCTTAATGCCATTTTTTTATGTTATTTTAATGCAATCACTTAAACCATATGCTTGTCTTGCGTTTGTTTTATATACTTTATAATTTACCGATACACCATGTAAATTAGTAACGGAAACGTTTGTTAATCCACTCCATGCCCCTAAATCTTGTTCCACACCATTTTTTATTATCGATGTTATATCACTATAATTACTTGGATACACATAATATGTGTAATTATTTGCGGGTGTATTAATATTATTCCAATTTAAAGAAACATCAGGCATAAAACATTTATTACCTAATGTCTGAATTTGACTGCTATTCAATGGATATGTATTATTAAATCCCCAATACGAATAATCTTTAAATCCAATCGATTGATTACCACCACAACCATTTGTGTATTCATCTTCATAACAAATTCTATAACTAATACAAGTAGCGTTATTACTTATTGTATTATCTTCAACAGATGGAATATTAATACATTGTTCATTTAAACTAGTACCCGATGATATTGTTTTCCATGAATCACCACTATAACATCTTTGTAAACACCAACCAACTATATTAACTAATTCTCTGTTGCTACAAACATATCCACTTGGACAACTAATAACATTACCTCTTTCCCTAGAATTTTGTGTTTCAGGTGATGTAATATCACCATTTAACGATATGTTTATATTTGGTGCAGTATATTGTTGTGGTGTTACTGAATACGATACAGTTTCTGAAGCACCAGCAGTATCATATACTGTATATCTAAAACAATTTGTACATGCATTAAATCTATCATTAATATAATGTTTGAACGTTTTACAATCAACAGATTCAGTTAATACAGTCCAACCAAGAATATCACCCCCATACCATTCAAGACACACACAATCAACATCAGCATCTAAAGTATTAATTACATAATCAAAACATAAATTAATTTCTTTATCAACTAAACCAAATCGAACATCATCACCACTTGAAGTTAAAGTAACTGTTGGTTTTTTTTCTTCATTTAATGCCATTTTTATTACATCTATTGCTGTTTTACCACTTGATGGTATAACATCACCATTTAGATATTTACCAAAAGTTTTTCCTTCACATATACTAACTTCTATATCATAATCAAAAACACTATCACCACCACTACTACTTCCAGTTGTTGAATGTATAATAATATCATAACCTACTTTACTAACTTTAGTACCACCACTACCCTTAATTGTATTAAATATAATCTCCTTTTCATGAACATCAACATATGGTATAACACCACTTCCAACACATGTTACACCCGTAATAATATTATCTTCTAAAAAACTAATTCTACCATCAGTATTACCCGAATAATTATTAATTTCTGTTTTCGTATAATAATTATTAAAACAACTATAAATGTTAGATGTTATACCAGTAACATATGAAACATCAGGAATACTATGTATTTCAAACACATCATGATAACAATCATCATATTTTAACCCAAAATTACAAGATAAAGAAAGAGATAATCCTGAATGTGATAAACAAATGCCATTATTATCAATATTAAATGTCGATTCATATTGATTTGAAGAATTTATTCTAAAATTTTCAATACAATCAAAATGAAAACCATGTAATCCTAAACCATTAATTGTTGTACCAGTAACTAAATTACCACCCAATCTTATTGTTGTACCAGCATTAATTAAAGATAAACCATTTTCAATAATAAAGTCACTATCATAACCAACATTAATCCAACTATCTTCACTTGTATAATTAGAAGCATCACATAACCAATAAACACCATTCTTGGAAGTATCAATATCATTTGAAACAACAACGATTGCACCATCATACAACCAAACACCACCATCACTATCACACCAAGTAGATTCTAATAATAAATCAGAATAACTATCTACAAGTTGTCTTGCATCTAAAGGTGCTTTTTTTGCTACTTCATAATTTGCAGAATATTTAAATGTACCTAAACTTCTTCCCATTTTTATTTATTTTAAAATTCTAATCTTATTGATATACTACTTCTATCAGAACCATTATATTCATATCTACGATAATCAACTGTTTGACCTTGAATTGTTTCTGTTTCAGAAGATTCTGTCCAAAATGTTAATGCGCCTTGTTTAGAACCCGATTCATATTCCCAAGAATTATTAGTCGTATTAAATGTTGAAATTCCATCTAACTCATTGCTTGATAACCAAGCACACGGAATTTCAAATTTTTGTTTACCACCAACTTCACTAACTAAATTTATACAAACATAATTACTTGACATTGATACTAATGGTTGTTTTGTTAATACATTAATATTTGATGTTGTGGCATACAATGGATATACACCATTAATACAACTTGCTTTAATTGATGTTGTACCTGATGGGCAAGCACTCATTGGATTACCACGACTATCAAGTGGTGGACTACTAGGTGCATTATAACTAATAGAACCTGACCAACATTGAATACCCTGTTGAACTTCATAATCACAAATATCAACTTTTACACATAAATCACTACAAATTATAGTATTAAGACAAGTACCTTGTAAATTATGTGATATTGGAAAACCAACAGAATGGGACGGACCACCACAATAAATTGGTAAAATTGACCCACGATTAAAGTTTGAAGTTGCCGACATACACGAAATTAAGCATCCAATTTCTTTTAATCCCGATTCTGATAATGTAAAACTACTAGAAGGACTTGTTATTGTTGGATATAGTGTTGGTACTAATAACATTTCAAGTATTTCATTTGATGTTTTACCTGTTAAAACATCACCTTGACAAATACCACCAAGAGTGATTGCTGCTGGTGATGATAATTCATAAAAACCACTTCCACCACCAGAATCAGAACAAATAATCAAACAATCATCACATGTTTTAACATGTGTTCCACCACTACCAACAATTGATTTTAAATTTAAATTTTTACCATTATAATTATATACAATACTTTCGCCAATACCACAAGTAGAAACATTAGAAACTGAAGTAATGGCAGATAAATAAACAAATGCACCATCAAAAGAAACTTTAAGATTTTCTGGGGTTTTGGAATTAATAGTTCTAAGATACATTGTTTGATTATCAACATATGAATAAATCGGACCACCAACACAAATTGTATTACCTGTCATTGTTGACCCTGAAATAACCTCTATTGATAACTCAGAACCATTATTATAAAAAGAATATGGTGACCAATAAACTTCAGTATATGGTATTGATGATTCATAATATGATTGTAATTTACTTAATACATTACAACCAATAAAACAATCAAGATGTCCAGACAATAATATCCATCCCATAGTATAACAATTCGCTAATGGTGATTCGTAATTGCTCCAAACAAAAGAAGTATATTTCATAGAACCACCACTAGTTTCATGAATAAATCCCCTTCTACCAACATCAACACCCCCAATATTTATTTTACCAACACAAAGAACACCATTAGAATTAATATAATAATTATTATACAACGAATCATAATACCCAGCAAAATAATAATCATCAGAATAATCTAAATACAATCTTTGAGTTCCACTTTTCCCTATATATAAACCAATATTATTACCACATTCCACATAATTTGAACTACTACCATCTGATGAACTATAAACAATAATTCTATCACCAGATGTTTTTACTGTTGTATTTCCACTACCTTGAATTGTTCTAAATTTTAAATTATTACCATCCAATCCTGAATATATTTCATTGGCTTTTCCTATATTAATACCACAAATTGTTGTACCTGATATATCTATATAAGCAGCATCATGTGAAATGTTTATTATATTCGGTGTTGTTGTTTTTATTGTTCTAAGATATAGAGAATTATCTTTAGTACGTGAATAAATTGGATTTCCAATTTTAATTTCACTACCCAAACCATTAAGATTACCTTGAACACTTGAAATAATTAAAGAACTACCATTATTATAACCACCAGCACTAGGATTCCAAGTAATTTCATTATATGGTTCATTAAGTAAACCGTAATAATTTTTTATTCTTGTTTTTACTGATTTTTCAATATATTTTGAAACATCAACATCAACCAAATTCCAACCAATTTTATATGAACCAATAACCTCATAATCACTCCAAACAAAAGATGCTTCATAAATACTATTTTTCAATAAATAAGCCCTTCTACCATTACCATCACTAGGAATACCAATTTGTAAATTACCTAAATTATCAATATAAAAATTTGGGTATGTTGAATCATAATCACCACTTAAATGTGAAAAAATACCAATTATTACTATTTCCAATGTTTGAATATTAGATAATCCTTCATAATATCCATAATTAGTCGCACCAGTAATGTAACCACTTAATAATCCAGTACCATCTACTATTTTTTCAACTAAATCATTATTACCAATACCATCTTTATACCAATATTCTGTTCCATTAATATTAACAGTTAAACCAGTATATCTTTCACTTGGTATTATTTTATTATTGACTTCTGTAATACCTGAATATGGTAATTGACTACCATTTAATGTTCTATTACTTAAATATCTCCAATCTAATGGATTGGGAGCAGCAATTTTTATATTTTCATTATATTGAATAGCCATTTCTTATATTTTTTTATATATTAACTAAAAGTCATACTATAATTTATTGATGTTGGATATGAACTAATATAAAAAGTATATGGAACGTTAGACCAATATGAATTTGGTGATGATATACAAACATTACAAACAACAGAATTATTATCAAACAATCCTGTTTCACTCGGTATATTTCCTTTATTTTCAAGGCTATTACCACCCTGCCATTTTGTTTTAAGACAACCACCACAATTTGGTATTGCTAACCAAATTCTATTTTCTGAAGAATTATAATTATCAACAACCACATTACCATTTGTCGGACAAACACAACAACCACTAGCATTATTAATTAAACAATTTTGATAACAACTATTACTAGAAAAACTACCAGTATGGTTACTCACACCCCAAAAATATGGATAAACACCAATTTTATTAATACAAGAAGTAAGACTACCAGCAGGACATGTACATCCACTAATATCGCAACCATTACTATAATGTGGTGGTTCACCTTCACAATAATAAACAGTTCCTCTAATTCTATTAACACAACAATGTGAAATTGGAAAATTATTTAATTTTGGTGTATTAACAAGACTGTTTGTAACACAAGTACAAATATTATAGTAACAATTACAACTAGGACAGTAATAATCATATTTATAACATCTTGGAATTCCAGTTCTATAAGAAGTACCACCATAAGAAGGAGTAACAGAACCTCTATTATAAATCGAACAAACACAAATACTACTAATAACAGAACCAACCTCTTGATATAACTTAGTTGATGATTTTTCAGTAAATGTGTATGAATTTGGTGTTAATGTTGGCATTAAAACTGGTGCAACAATACATTCTAAAATTTTACTAATTTCACAACCATAAATATCTGTCCCACAATTTAAACCACCAACAGTGCATGTTGTTGGTGAACTATTATAATATACACCACCACCACCACTACCACCAGACATTAATACAATTTTACCATCATAATAAGTTAAAACTTTATTATTACTAGCACCAGTTACAACAATTGGTATTTTATTATCATTATCATCAGTTAATATTAAACCTGTAGTATTATTAAATATTGTTTTACCTGATAATGTTAATGTAGTACCACTTAACTGTTTAAATTGGACATCATCTAAATTTGGACGACTAAAAAAAGCCATATTATTAATATCTTATACCATCAATTTTATTATTTTTATTGTTCACAAGTTTCATAACCTACTGACCGTACCCCCAATTAACAAATTCGACCATTTAAGGTCGATTTTATTTATAATAAATACAAAAGAATGTGATTAAAAACAAGATAAAATAAAAATTCCCCATAAAAAAAAACTTATGGGGAATTCAAAATCAAAAAATATTTAGGAATTACAAGTCAAATGGTTTCATTTTTCTTGCTTTTCTTTTCAATTCATTTAATTCTCTTAATGCATTTGGATTAAAACTTTCTCTTTTAACAATACTCACCATATGATTAAATTCACTTTCAGATATTACTTGACCAACATATCCTTCGCTTTTTAAAACATAACTTTTTGGTGATGTTGATGATGTTGGTTGCCCATCAGTATCTAATGTAGCAGTAAATTCAATATCTAACAATTCTTGAATTTTTTCATGTACATTTAAAGTAATTGTTTCTTTAGTTTTTTTCAAAACCTTTTCAAGTAATTCAACAACATTACCATTATGATTAGTTTTCATATTTTGATATGTTGTATAGAAATCAATCTTTGATGTTTTCTTTTTCAATTCTGAAATAATAGCCAAAGAACCGTAACAATCACGAATCATTAAATTCCATACCTGTTCTGCATACGTAAATGATGGAAATTTATCAATAGCAACAATTTCACCATCAATAAGTACAATAACGCCAATTAAATTTTTTGGTCTTTCAAAATGAGCAATAAACTGTTCAAGTTTTTTATCGTACTTATCAAAATACTTATCAAGATAATTACCCGTATTTGAATTAGTATCATTACCCAATTTATTAATTGCAGGATAAATTCTTGGATATCCACCACTTTTACCAATACTATCAAATAACATTTCACGCATTGTTACAGGAATCATTCTAAATTCAGAAGTATTTTTAAAATGTCCACCTTGACTACCTTGAACACAACCAGCATCATGATAAGTAGTATTTCCATAAGATTCAACATAACCCGCTTTAATCATACCATGATTTTGAGCAACTTGTTTGGTCATAACAGCCATTTGTGTTGGTATAATAATTTCTTTATCATTACTATTCACAAAACTCATTTGACCATAACTTGAATTACTTGATTTGATTGATGTTAAAGGATTTCCAAATCGATTATCTAATGAATATTCATTATCCGTTGTTAAACAAACAATTTGCATATTCATAATAGATTGAACGATGATATTACCATCCATATCTTTTAATGGACGACAACCCTTTAATAATTCTGAAAATTCTCTTGTATTCATAGTATAATTTTTTTTAGTTATTAACATTAATTTTATTAATACGACTTAAATTAGATTCTTCAAGCATAAGAACTTGATTTTCCAACCAACGCTTAGTGTCAATTTCAAGTAATCTTGCTGAAATTTGTGGTTGAATTGCAATTGGGTTATTAACTGCCATTGTAATAACATTATCACCAATTTTTCTAACATTAGAATCCATTTCAGCACTTGTTATTGGGGAAATTTGAAATATTGGAATATCAATACCTGTTTCAATTTTCCAAACATCAATAATTTCATTCAATAACCCATCATAAATATTTTCATATCCATCGGTTAATATAAAAATAGCATCATATTGTAAATTAGATGTTTCATTCTTTTTTAATAGTTCAATAAATGAACTACCCAAATCAGTAAAAATATCCTTAGTTTTTACAACAACATGATTTGTTACTGATTTTGACAATACTTTAGCAGTAAAATCAACAATTGCTCTTGGAGTATTTTTTGATTCAATTTTATTACCTGTCATTGAAATACTATCATCTTGAATAATACCAATATTTGTGTAATAAAAATCCTTTATTTTTCTTTTATTAGCAAGATTATCAATTGCATTTGTTAATTCTAAACTAAAACCATTTTCATATCCTGTTTTATATAATGCAAGAAAATCAGTTGCCTTATTTAAATCAACAGTTTTATCTACACCCAATTTAACATTAGATTTTGTTTGACGAACTTGTTGATTAATTGATGTAACTTCCACATTTTTACGAATTAACGCTTTAGTAGATTCTCTTTGTTCTTTATTAGACCATAAAACATGATATTGTGGATGTTTAATATCAGAAATCAAACCAATTAATACTTCTTCTGGTATTTTCTTTATATCACTAATATCAATTTTTGCTTTTTGATATTCACTAATTAATGGAAAATCATTAACATCACTATACAAATCAACATCTTGTTTTTTCTTGAAAATAAAAAACAATAATTTTATGGCTTTAATCAAATCACCATTATAATACTTTAAAACTAAACTATTTAAAATACCATGTTCTTTTGGTGTTAGTATAATTTGATTATTATCAGTTAAAAGTAGTTTATTTCCAATTGATAATAAAATAGATATCATTTTTTCACCATATACATGTTTAAAAATTTTAGCAATTTTATTACGATATTTTAAACAATAAAATTCAAGATTTTCCTGCCCCCAAATAAAACCTAAAACAAATTTTCTTGACCTTTCATTATTAATTTTATTAATTTTCAAATCTTGAAATAATCTAAAGACATATGGTATTCCATTATCAATATTTAAATTATTCAAAGCAATTAAAATTGCTTTATCAGATAAACCATTATCATACCAATCAATTGGGCTTATAATATTACAAGCACCACCCCTTGAAGTATTTTTAAATTCATTTAATAATACTTCAGAAATAAATTTTCCTGTAACACCTTTCTGACATGCAATTAAAAGTGGCAATTCTTTTGAAATCTTATACATTTTATTAATTTCTTTTCGAATTGCAACAATCTGTTCATCCCTACTATGATAATAAGTCGCACTACTCTTACTACCAGATGCAACAGTAAGACCATCAATTAAAGTTTGTTTAATAGTTCCCAACATTTTTTGGGTTAAAACTAAATTTTCCATAATTAAACCAATTTAAAATTATAATATATTTTACGAATGTATTTAAAAAATGTTACAAAAAAAGCAAAAAAAAAGAAGTAACTTGGTTATATTTTTTTGTAAATATATTTGCACATATTACTGAAAATACATCCAGTTCTTCTTCTATAAAAAAGGGAATAGTTTAGAAATATTTTCTTTTTTTGCAAGTTTAAACTACTTGTGCCTAAACCAATTCGGCTAATTATCCATTATGGTAGGATAATATCGGATTCGAACCGATATTTACTGTAAACATTTCTAGTTTTCCCAAACTGCGGGGAGTGTAGGACTCGAACCTACAAATCATTGTATCCAAAACAATTGCATTTTCCTAACTGTAAATACTATTAGTTCTTATATCAAATAAGTAATTGTATAATATTTTTTGTATTAATTTTGCTAACTCCCCATTTATATAAAGAACGTTTTTTTGTAGCGGTGATGGGAATCGAACCCATTTAAACCCAATAGGGACTCCGTGCTTATGAGGCAGGCGAGATACCATTTCTCCACACCGCAATTTCAAAAAACAGAAAATTTGTTTGTTATTTTTTTACAATGTTGGAATCGAACCAACAATATTTCATATTGTGAATGAACACTCTATCCATTGAGTTAATTGTACTGTATTAACAACCAGTTTCTGTTTACATATCTTAAAAGAACATATCTTCAATAATCACTGCAAAGATAAATAAAAAAAATTAAAATGCAAATTTTTAGAAAAATATTATTTGTAGATATAAATACGATAATTTTTATAAAATGTTACAAAATTTAATAAAATTTTCATTCTTTTTTTATAACATCTTGATTTTTACGTAATTTTTCTAATAATGATTCTATTTCATCATCATTATTATCAAAATAAATTTTATTATCTACCTTTAAATTATTAGAATTCGATTCTAAATTTAAGTTATTTTCTATTTCTTTTTCATCCAAATTATTTACATCATCTTTATTTTCATTCGTTTCTTCCCTGTTTTTTAACAATAAATCATTAATTCTATCAGATTCTTCTTTTTCTTTTAGATTATTTGTAGTGCAAATTGCTTCATGTATTTTCATTGTTGATGATTTTTCTTCTAACATTTTACTAGCCTTTTCATCAAAAGTTTCTTTATCTTTTTCATTATAATGTTTTAAATTTTTATATGTTTTTGAATATTTATATCTACTATCTTCAATTACAATTTGCATTGTGTCGTTATTAAAAATACAATCTTCAAATCTTTGACCATCTTGTGCAAATCTTGCTTTAATAATAAAAATATTTGCTAAATGCGCTTCTTTTTGTTCATCAGTTTTAGCGACACTCATAAAAAAATGTGATTTTTGAATTCTTTTTATATTACCACCTGATTGATGTGGTTCTATAAATTCTGCACCAAAACCAGAACGATTACTTTGAATAGCAGACCAAGCAGGAATATCTAAATCACCAGCAAGTGATTCAAATCCCTTTACAATTATTAATTCTGCATCATTTCTATCGTATGCTTTTTTGTGTGGTTCTAAACAATCAAGATAATCAAGAACCAATAAATCAAATTTAAAACCATATTTTTTTTCATAACCAATCATCCAATTTCGAATATCTAATATTGTTGTATTATCTTGACTAAATCTTTTAATAACTAACTTGCCCTTACCTTTTAATTGTTTTACTTTTTCATATACAACATTACTAACTCTTTCGTTTTCATCTTCATCATCCAATTTACTCAATGCTGATTTAGCCCATATTGTATAATGTTTACGTTTTATTTGGTCTTTAGTATCTTCAAATATTATTTGTGCTACGTTTTTTTCATTTTCATATGCAGTGTTTGCAATAACAGTTAATAAGGTTGTTTTTCCAACACCCGATGGAGATAAAATTAAACCAATTTCACCCCTACCCAAACCACCACCACTTAATGCATCAATTACACCAACACCAGTTGGTATTGTTTTTCTAAATTCTTTTCTTAATGCAATATCAATTCCTTCAATAACTTCTTCAGAATCATCTTCAGAATCAATCAACGATATTGTTCTTATTTTTTCTTCAATTAAACCAACAACATATTTATTTTTAATATCACCCGTTTTTACATTTTCATGAATATAATCTGATAATTTACGATATTCTTGTTGTTTAATAAAAATGTTTGTACTTTTTCTAATAACATCCCCATCATACAACATTTGCTTATTAATAATCCTTTCATTCCATAATTCAAGACGTTTAATTATAGAAAACAACGATTCTTCTTCTATTGAATTATTTGGTGTTTTATATGTATTTATTGCTTGATAAATGCTTTTATTCTGAAGATTAGGAACTTTTTCAAATTCTTTATAAAATTCTAAAATTATTATAAACAATCTTTTTAAAATTGGGTCATCAAAATATTCAATTTCTAAATTAAGAATTGTTTTTTCTGCAAATTCTGGTTCAACCAATAATTGCCACATTAATTTTTGTTGAAATTCATATCCCAAATATGCTGTAAATGTATTTTCTACAACACCATCCATTTTTTATATAAAATTATTGTTAATAAGAATATTGCATATTTATAATATCACACATTTTCATTTTTTCGAAAATCTGATTTGTAATATCAACAACACATTCAACAATATCAACAGACCATCGAACATCAGGATTAAATCTATCAACATAAAATAATCTTTCTACAATTGGATTGTCATTAACATATAACCCAATTTTACATTCAACACCTTTTATGATTTTATCTTCAATATGTAAAATGATTGGTTTTGGTTGATATTTTAATTCTTCTCTTTGTTTTTTAGGAAAAGAATTAATTATATGATTATTATAATTTAAAAAATCATAATGTGTTAAATTTTCTGAATTAATACTATCCTTAC